GAGTCATACAAGTTATCTTCAATCGCTTCTTCAGTGATTGCAAAGCCCATAGCAACAGTTTCATGCGTGTAGCGTGCAGTGAAAGCTTCTTGCGCGTTGTCATACTCGATTGATGCACCTTCACTCTTGACAGGGGCAGAACCAAAGCCTGACAGCTTAGTTTCTTCTTCAAAAGAACGATCAGAGGTTTCATTTTCAAAAATCTCTTTATGTTCTTCACCATACTTTGCATACTCTAAACCGAATAGCGCGTTTAATCCGGGAAGTAGCTCTTTAAGTAACTGCGCTCTTGAAATAGCCATCTAATTATTCTCCTACTATGCCAGTACCAAACTGATGGTACGGCGCGTTAATTTTAACCAGTACATCGGTATAAGCATCACCGATAGCTGACCCAGCTTTAGATACAAACCCAACAACCTTAAACGACTTAGTAGCAGTAGCAGTAGTAGCGTCAAGTTGAATATTTGACTTACCAGTAGCAGTGCTTCCAGAAGTTGTAGCGTGTTGCGCTCCAGTCAGAGGAGCGTTATGTCCCAAAGCAGCTTGAGCAATTGCGCCGTCAGCTTGTACTTGGAAAGTAACATTAGGATCAGTGATAACATAAGCAGTAGCGTTATCTGTACCTGAAGGGTAGTACTGAGAGAAGATCAATTGACCTTGAGCATTAATATACTCACAACCAACAAACACACCCAGAGCACCGATACTAGAACCACCAAGGTTATTGGTAGTTGCATCAGCGCCAGTACCAGAAGCTAATTGAAGATAACCTGCGTTAATCTCAACAACTGAACCGTAGAAGATGTTTTGAGCAACTCCAGCGGGCGTAATTAAAAACGAATCTTGGGCACCTGCATAAGGCATACCGTCAGAACGTTTTACGGGGATAAACCCATATCCTGAATCTGTAGCAGACATAATATATATCCTATAAAATAATTAAGTTAAGTTCCCTTACCAAAGGTAACTTTCGATTTCCGCTCATTAAATAGCGGCATGCGTGGATCATTTTCTCGCATGAAGCTGTTATCGACTGACTGCATTTGTGACTTAGTTTGAGTCTCATAGTACTCATTTCGTTCTGCGGTCAATTCTTTTGGAGCCTTACACAACATCAATCCTCCAATTACTACGTTGTCTTTAAATCTTTCGATTTCAACAGTAACCATAGTTATTTCGGGGTGATCCGATGCTTTTACTGGCTCCCAGCCTTCACGCAATTTTGAAGAGAGATTTGTGGCATCCACATTACCCTGTGTACTTACACGAATCCAACGAAATGCATAGCCGTGCTCTTCATGTGGCGCAGGTAAAACCTGCGGCTTCATCCAAGACTTTTTACGGGCCGTTTTTTCACGGGTGACGTTCTCACGGTTAATTCTGTTCTCAGCCATTATATTTTCCTCATCTCTTCAGCAACCTTTTTGGCGTATAATTCTAATGGAACTCCAAGTTTTTTAGCGATAGCTACCTGTGTTTGCGTTAATCGCACCTTTTTGGGTGCTGTGCTCCGCGTAGCGGGAGCAACCACATTTGACTGCCGTTTGTACTCGGTTTCCTCTGTTTCCCCTTCAAAATTGTCAGGGAACAGCTTCTGCATACGAGCGTTTATAGTCTCGTAGTATTCGTCACTAGCGGGGTCTATCCCATCAGTAACAAGTTTTTCATGTAACCCCATAGCGTAACCAGTCATTTCTTTGTCACTACCAAACCAAGAATTTTCTTTGGCCCAATCTACGGCTTTTTCATCTGCAACAGGTTGTTGAGGTACATTTTGTTTAGGTAGTTGTACCTCATTGTCTTCTGTTTGTAAAGCAGGAGGTTCAAGATTGTTTAACTTATCTGCTTTTAAGTTAGCAACAGTCATCTTTTCTTGTGCTGCAAGCACTTTGTCAGCATCCCCTGCTTCATAAGCTTGTTTGTAGGCACGCTTTGCTAATAACATCTCTCCAGCAGCAGTTTTTTTAGCTTGACTTAGCAACGCTGCTTGGTTTTTATCTACCGTACCTTTTAACTTATTATTCTCATCAACAAGATTTTTGGCAAAACTTTCTAATTCTTGTCTTTCTCGTTGAGAAGCTTCTTTAGCACGTCGCTCGTCATGGTAGCCTTTGCTGAAGTGTTTAATTCGATTACGTACTTTATCAGAGTAATCTTCTAACTCCTCGTCCGTAATATCTTCCGGTGGTTTAGAAGCTTTTCGATTACGGTCAGACTTTGGTACATCGTCAACAATCTCAACTTCAAGTTTGTCTTCTTTGTAGTCTTCTTTGTAGTCTTCTTTCTTTTTCTTACCCGACACGTCTATCTCTACCGCGTCACTAGCTTCTACTTCTATATCACCTTTCTTGTTTTCCTCTTCATCAGGAAAATCAAACTCAACTTTTTGAAAGCCCATTTTTTACTCCTTACACTCGTTTAACGCCACGAGGATCGGTTACAACCGCTTCAATCGAGTCATCGTTCATTAAACGATACTCAACACCACTTACTTTAAATCGCGTTCCTGTGTTCATACGAAACATTACGTAATCTCCTTGTTTACACCAAGGGCCAGTAGGAAAACGTTCTTTATCTGAGTAGGCTTGTTTGCCCATGTCTAGTACAAGTCCAATAGTAGACATAACCGTGTCTAGCTGAACTTCTTTGCTAGACTTGATAATCCCACTGTCACCATATGTATCTTCTACTTCTGGCATGGCTACTAGTACTCTATAGCCTACGGGAGTTGGCAATAAATTATCTAACTCCTCTTCCGTTAGTTCTTGTTCTAAGTCTTTATTTAAATCAGTCATTGTCATCATCCAAATAGTTTCGCGAGAGGTCATTTACATGGTTCATACAGGAAGTGAGACCTCGTAGCATTCCTGTTATTTCTTTGTATTGAGAAAAATCTTTAGCTCCTCCATTACCTAGAAATTCTGTTGCGGAAGAAATATCTTCTTCGATTTTTTTCCTTAGCACGTCAAAGACGGTAGTAGTCATACTTTATCCTTTTGGTTTGCTTTTAACCTCTTTCATTAACTCAAGGTCAAGTTTAGTGTTAGCTGTTCTTCTATCCGCAGCTAGTTTGGCACCCGCTTTCTGGGCATCTATTTCCAACTCTTGCTTGTCCAACTCAAGCTGTGCTTCGTCTATACGAGTATCAGCCATTGTCTTCTGAGCTTTAAGTTGTAATTCCGCTTGTTTAATCTGCGTATCCGCTTGGTCTTTTTGCGTTTTACGTTTTACTTCTTGCTGCTTAACCTGTAGCTCCGCTTGCTGCAACTGGAACGCTGGGTCTTGCTGTTGGTCTTGCGCTTTCTTTTGTGCTGCTTGCTGTTGGTTCTGCTGAGTAAGTTGCTTACCCGCGTCAGCCATAACTCTAGCTAACTGAACTTCCATTTCTTCAGACATCTCGTCGTTAGGTGCTGGTAATGATACTCCTAACTTCTCTTCTATCTGCTTGCGGTACTTGAATCCTAGGTGCTCTGCAATGTGCGCTTGAAGCGCAGCCATGATTTGTTGTGCTTGAGGATTCTGTCCGATAGTTTGAGCAATCATAGGGTCTTGTATAAACGCTTGGTGCGTTGCCATATGAGCATCGTGGTCTTGGTATATAAATGATTTTATGGGTGTACCTGTTAATGCGTTCATGTTCTCGCTTACAGGATCGCTTGGCTTTATATCATCTTTCGTTGGGACTAACTTGTCAGCGTTCTTAATGCCTAAGACATCAATCATTTGACGGTGTAGTTGCGGCAGATCATAAATCTGCGGGGCTTGCTGTGCCATTTGTAACACAGCTTGGTACTGTACTACTCGCTGTGCCATTGTAGAGCTGTTAGGGTCACTTACAGGTATAACATCTACTAGTCTGTAATCTGATTGCCGTGCCGACATTTCGCCTCTAAGAGGCTGGTAATCGTACTCAGGAGAAGCATACTCAGCCATAATAGCCTTGAGCATTTTAAACTCTTGTTTCATAGCATAATGTACACGCGCCTGTACTGCTGCCATAGGCTTTAATGTACGTTCTAGCAATGCTAGGGTAGTTCCTACAGGAGCGTTAGCTGACATGTCAGAGATGTTCATATCACTAATAGCGCCTAGACGACGACCTTCATTAGTAATTTGATCTAGTAAAGCTAGTAGAGTTTGACTAGGCTCCTTATAAGGAAGGGGCATAATGTTCTCGCGGATGCTACCTGATGGTACATCTACGTCTTTCCACTCTCCGGGTTCTATAGGAGAATCGTCACCTTTAATACGTAGTCCACGGGATTTTAGACCCCCCGGAAGGTTAGACAGCGTACCAGCATCTACTAACTGACGTATAAGTGATGTTCCTGCCCTAGCATAACCACCAATAATGTGGATCAGTCCAAGGCCGTAGAAGCCAAATCCGGGAACATATACGTAATGTACGAAGTGCTGACGTTTTAATGTTAGTTTGTCTTCCTCATCCCAATTACGACGAATAGCTAGTATCTCGTTACTGCCTCGCTCCATAGTAACTACGTAAGGTTTGGCTATATCATCATCAGAATCATCTACACCTTCAATAACAAGGTCTGCATGAATCTCGTACATAGCATAACGATCATCATCAGTAAGAGAGAACCCACCGTCTTCGGCTTTCTTCTCTTCAATATCAGTATGAAATGCTTGTGGTTCTCCTAAATCTACGTCGCGATAAAACCCATTTACCTGTAGCTTACGTAGGTCATTCTTGGTTTTACGCATGATGTGCGTAACGCGCTCGGCAGACTCTATATTAGAACATCCATAAGGGACGATAACGTCTTCTGCGGGGATATAGATAGCTGTTTGTCTACCTAAGTTAGGATCAAAATAAACCTTCTTAAACGCCGATCCTGCAAGCCCTAGGCTATACAGCATACGCTCATGTTCTGGACGATACTCAACCATATTCTCGGTTAGCTCGTAGTTCATGTCGGCTTTTACACGTTCAGCCGCTTCGTCTTTCTCTTTTGTCTCTTGTCCTAACACCTTTACACGAACTGGGCCAGCCGCAGGGAAAGTCTCACTCATTGTCTCTGCTTGAAAACGAATGGCTGCTTCTGCTAAAACGGTAGAGTTAACACCACAAGCGCCTTCCCAAGGAGTAGTACGCTCTTCATACTTAAAACCAATGATATCAAGACCCTTAACATATGTGTCAGCCCACTCTTTTCGGCTATCTACGTCTGAGTCTACTAACTCTATAAGTTCATCTGCTAATGTTGATAGGTAGTCTTCTTCTAATTCTTCTGCTAAGTTACTATCAAAATCACCGCCTACCATGTCATTTCCGGGAATTAAGGTAATTTCTACGCTACCATCGGACATAGTTACCATTTCAGGGTCAACTATCTCAATCTCTAGTGCCTGCTCGACTAGTTCC